CAGCAGCTACGCTACCAGGATAGTTTTGGCTAAATAATTTTTGTTTTGTTGTTGGGTTTGTGTAAGAACAGCCCAAGAACACACCAATAGTTTGTTTACCTGATGTGCTGTTAGTGATAGCAGCACGAGTAACTAAACCAGAAGTGAGTGTTACGAAGTCACCGTAAGAAATTGCTGTGCCATAGTTATTTTGGATCGTATAATTACGTGTTGATCCAGAAAAAACTTGACCACCAATTAGATTTACGGGCTTAAAACCATATGGTGCTGAAACGGTTGGATAAGCCATATTTTACTCCTAATTGTTAATGTTAGTCTTTTTTACCAAAAGATACTGTAGACTTCTTCTCAGAGAAAAGAGGCATACGAGCATCGTTTTGTCTCATAAAACTATTGTCTACTGCTTCAGCTTGTGATTGTGTCATGTTAGCTTCGTATTCCATACGTTGCTTAACAAACTCTTCAGGCGCTTTACAGAGCAATAATCCACCGATCTCAATGTTGTCTTTATACTGACTATTGGGATCAGCTAACAGTTTAAATTTAGGTTGCTCAGTTAATGTTACAGGTTCCCAACCTTCACGCATTCTCATGGAAAGATTACGGGGATCTGCTACATTCAACATTGAAACTCTAATCCATCTATAAGCAAAACCAGGCTGTTTATCTGGTTCTGGTAATAACTCAGGAGGTGTCCAAGCTTTTGGACGCTCTGCTAATTGACGGTTATCTACTTCACGGGGAATTCTATTTTCAGCCATTTTGGGACTCCAATTTAGTTAATTCCATAGCATATTGCTCTGGAGAAAGTTTGAACTTCTTAGCCAAAGCTAATTGTGTCTGCGTAAGTCTAATCTTTTTTGGGGATGTAGAACGAGTAGCAGGCGCTACGACCGTTGAGGATTTTTTAACTGCTGAATCTTTGGTTTCTGCAGGTGATTCTTCAGAGAATTTCTCTGGAAATCGTTTACGCATCTCGGTATCTATAGAATTCCAGTATTGATCAGAGCCAGTTTGCACTCCATCACGTTCTAGTCGTCTATGAATACCCATTGCGAGGAAACTCATGTCGTCATCTGTACCATACCAGCTATTTTTGTCTAGCCATGCTTGGGTTTTTGGGTCCAAACGGGCAGGTTGTGACTGTTGTAACTGTGATTGTACAGCATTTTCTTGATTTTTGAAAGATTCTTCGTCATATTTGAACTTATAATTATCATATTGGTTCATTTTTAGCTTAGCTTCAGTTAATTTCTCCTGAGCATCTACTAATAATTCAGAATCTCCAGAATCATAAGCCTCTTTATAGGCTTTTTTAGCTATTTCTAGCTCACGTGCAGCTGATAATTTTACATTATCTACTAAAACTTTCTCGCCAGAGGTTAAATTCTCTTTAAGCTTTTTGTTTTCTTCAATAATAGCTTGTGCTACACGAACAGCTTCTTGTTGTTCACGTAAAGCTTGTTCTTTTTCTCTACGTTCATCATTAATAAGCTTCTTCATTTGTAATAAACGTTGTTTAGCTTCTTTGGAATATTCTTCCAAATCATCTTTTTCAATGTCTTCTACTATTTCTTTTGGTAAAGGCGTTGCATTTTTCTGATCTTCTTCTGGGCGATCATCAACCACCTCAATTTCAATATCAGAATCTACAGGCGTTTCTACCTTTTTTTCCTGTTCTACTTCATCAGGAAACTTAAATTCTAAATCTGCCATGATATTTCTCCTTAAACTCGGCTAATTCCACGAGGATCTTGAACTACAGCCTCTACGGAATCATCATTGATTATTCTAAATTCACGACCATGAATCTTGAGTCGTGTGCCAGAGTTAGGACGTGCTAAGATAAAGTCACCTTCTTTGCACCAAGGGCCAGTTGGGAAACGTTTATCATCTTTGTAACAATCAGGACCAAGTTTAACTACAAAAAATACCGTAGATAATACTTCTTCATTTCTCATTGTTTCTGTTGATTTGACAATACCACTATCAAATTTATCTTCAGCTTCTGGGAGTGCGCATAAAATGCGATATCCTCTTGGTTCTGGAAGCTGTCTTGCTTTTTCTTCATCCGTTTGGGGAAGTGTTGTTGCTGCGTTTACATCATCGGGGTTTGAGCCGATTAGTATTTCACTCATCCGAGTTCTCCATGTGTTGTTTTAGGTCTTTGATATAACGATATACGATAAGAAGACCTGAAATCTTTCCGCATATATTTTGGTATTCAGCATAGTCTTTGGCCATGCCAGTACCTAAATGTTCTTGTAGGTTTGCTACTTGATCATTGATTTCTTTTAGAACTGCATCTAGTTCATTCATTTAGTTTCCTTGTTTGAAGGTTGAGGTTTGTTTGCTGCTGCTTTTGCTTGTTGAGCCATTTGATTGTTATGTTTTTTTAGATCTATAGCCATGCGTAACTTATCAGTTTCATTTTGTTGTTGCATTTGCATCTTAGATCTACCAACTTCATTTCCAATCTTCATGCCTTCTATTCTTTCTTTAGCTGCTAATTGAGCTTTATCAGATTGAACTTTTGCACCTACTTGCATACCAGCAATTTCTTTTTGTGCTGCGATACGTTGTTTTTCAATCTCAAGTTGATCAGCTTTAGCGGCTGCTTCAATTTGCATTTTCTTCATCTTAATATCAATCTCTTGAGCTTTAAGTTGAAGTTCTTTCATTTGCATTTGAATGACAGGATCTTGAGCTGCTTGTTGCGCTTGTTGTGCTGCCATAGCTGTTTGATTTTGATTAAGCAATTGTTGAGCAAACGGAACAGCTTTTTGTGTGATAGCCATTTCCATTTGTGGAGACATTGGAGCTGTATCATCATTAGTAAATGGTATAGGCATGCCAGCCATTTGTTCTAGTTGACGTTGATATTCCATGCCTACATGTTCAGTAATATGTGCTTGCATTGCAGCCATAATGACTGGTGCTTGTGGATTTTGACCAATAAGTTGTTTAATCTTAGGATCATTCATTGCAGCCATATGAATCTTAATGTGTGCTTGATGATCTTGATATGGGAAAGCTTTTAAAGGTTTTCCAGCTAAAGCTTGTACATTTTCTGATACAGCATTGACTGGTTTCATATCTTCTGGAATAGCCACTAACTTATCAGCATTCTTAATGCCTAATGCTTCTAACATTTGACGATGTAAGTATGGTAAGTTATAAAGTTGTGGTGCTGTTTGAGATAGTTGTAATACAGCTTGGTATTGAACAACTTTTTGTGACATGGTAGCTGCATTAGGATCTGATACTGGAATGATATTAACCATTGAGTAATCAGACTTACGAGCTTTACGATCACCACTAGAAGGTTCATATGAATAATCTTCTGGTGCATATTCAGCAATAATAAGTTTTAATAACTTAAATTCTTTTTTCATTGCAAAGTGAATACGAGCTTGAATAGCTGACATCACTTTTAGAGTTCTTTCAAGAATAGCTAATGTAGTTCCTACAGGACTATTTGCTGACATATCTGAAACTTTTAAGTCACCAGCTGCAGCAAAACGTCTGCCTTCATCAATAATTTGATTAAGTAATTGAATAAGAGTTTGTGATGGTTCTTTATAAGGCAATGGCATGATGTTATCTTTCATCGTTCCAGATGGAACGTCTACATCACGGAATTCGCCTGGAGCAATCGGTGTATCATCACCTTTAACTCTAAGGCCTCTTGTTTTAAATCCACCAGGTAGGTTTGCTAGTGATCCAGCGTCTACTAATTGTCTAAGTATGGATGTTCCAGATTTAGCAAAACCGCCTATTAAGTGGATAAGACCAAACGCATAAATACCAAAACCTGGTATGTATGTGTAATGTACAAAGTGTTGACGCTTTTGATGAGTATCATCATCTGGATCCCAGTTACGTCTAATTGCTAAAATTGTACTTGTATTCTTTTCAATAGTGACTACATAAGGAAGAGCTAATCCTGTAGGTTCACCATTTTTATCTGTATGTTCAAAACCTGGTAAGTCTAAATCAACGTGCATTTCTAAGATCTTATAACGATCATCTGTTGTTGCACGGAAGCCTAACTTCTCTGCAATCTTCTTTTCAACTTCATCAAGTGAAGATTCTGGAGAGCCAATATCTACATCACGATAGAAGCCAGCAAGCTGAAGTCTTTTTAATTCATTTTCTGTTTTACGCATTACATGAGTAACACGTTCAGCTTGTTCAAGACTTGATGCACCATAAGGCATCACTAAGTCTTCTGCTGGTACATACATAGATACTTGACGATCTAATGCTGGATCAACATAAACCTTTTTAAATCCATTACCAGATAATGCTACACCCCATAACATTCTTTCATGTTCAGGTCTATATTCTGGCATGGCATCAGTTAATTCATAGTTCATGTCAGCAACGACACGTTCCATGGCATCTTTTTTATCTTGTGTTTCTTTACCAATAATCTCGCCTTTTACAGGACCAGATGCTGGGAAAGTATCCATAATTGTTTCTGATTGGAACTTAGTCACTGCTTCTGCTAAGATAGGATGATAAACACCGCAAGCACCATCCCATGGTTCTGCTCGTTCATCAATCTTAAGACCTAATAAGTCAAGACCATCTACATAAGTTTGAATCCAATCACGTCTTGAATCTACGTCAGCATCAAAGTCGCCTACAAGATCTCCAGCAAGTTGTGCTAACTCACCTTCATTTATGTATTCAGCTAAGTTATCAGAAAATTCTTCTCCGCCTGTTTCATCTTTGCCTAAATTAATTTCCATGCCATCCACATTCATATGGACTGCTTCTGGATCAACAATTTCTATTTCCATGGCTGGTTGTTGGGCGTCTATTCCTGCTAGACCTTGGGGAGCTTCGTAGAGGGCTTTATCAATTGACATAATAATCCTTTAATGGTAGATACAATATTTTAACTCTTTTATGCATATTTAGCTATCTAAATGCGGGTCCTACAGCCCATGCAACAGCCGTAAAACGATTTCCTTTTGTGACTGGTGTCACCCTATGGAACAAAGGAGAAGGAAACACTATGATTGTTCCTTGCTTTAATGGAGGTATTTCTGCGTCTTTTATTTCTAGTTTTCCACCTTCA